GTATAAGAGCCGTTAACATATAAAGAGCCTCCGGTTATCGCCCCAAGAGTCTTGATCCCGCTTGATTGGATGGCGTTGATCACCGTTCCCGTAGGGATATCAATGCCTTCTACAACATCATTAACTTGTAATTGGCCATAATAGGTATCAAGCTGGAGTTTATCAAAACCTGAAGTGTAGGTAATAGACGCAGTAAGTCTTGTTTCTTGTGGCAAAGTTTCCCAGTCAGCGGCAACCGGGAAAGCAAACACTTGAGAAAAATATCCTGCTGATCGACGAGAGCCTAAAGCGGTTCCTGCGTCATACCAAGTGTTTTCCCGAATGTTATAGATAATGGCATCATTGCACTCGGTTGAATTACCTCTCGGGTAGAACCACCACACTTCACCAAACCGAGGTACCTTGGTTGCCCATACTTTTTGACGCTGTGAATAGTTCAGATTATCAAAAAAGTAGTTCTGATTCATAGAGTTAGGAATCTCTTTTACAACGCCATTGTATAAGAGGAATCGATCAGTTCCGCACCAATAATAGATACCATCATACTCAATCACTGATTGAGAAGACATAATTGAAGATTGCGAGGAGATAATGTCATATCTCCAAAAAGTTGGAGCTGCAAAATTTCCGGTGCCTGCAACACCTAAAGATTGTGGGGCATAAGATACCCGAACAAGAGAGTCCAATGACCAAAAAAGCCCGGACGGGGAATTGGAACCACCGCGTACTGGTAGCCCTTGAACAATTTTTCCGGTGGCCACATTGACCTCGTTAGCGTCTGCAGACACCCAATCTTGGGCGTTTCCGGCAGAGCAATTCCTAATCAGGCCATTGTTTCCATAAACAAATACATACGGGTGCAATGTAACTACACCACCAGATACAGATACATTATTATTAAATGTTGCAGTAACAGTTGCTGATGCAGTAGCATTTTGACTTAATGTCACCGTAGTAGTTGAAACTGACACTACTGTTGTATTGGCAGGAATGCCTGCGCCTGTTATTGTCTGCCCAGCGCCTATAAGAATATTTATAGACGCTAAAGTAACATTTGGCGAGCCATTTACAGTAGTTACAGACGCTGTAAATACGCCAATTTGGCTCATGGTTGTGCCATTAATATCGCCAATTAATACAGGTGTATTGGTGGTACTATCAATTGCAGCTAAATTTTGACCTGGGTGCGCTAATAAAGTATTTACACCTGCGCCGCCTATGTCATAAAACCCATCAAACTGCCACATATTTAAAGACGAGGGCGTAAAGTTTGATAAGGTAAAACTAACCACTCCGGCGCCTACCCCATTATCATCAATTACCAGCTCTTGAAGTCCGTCTGAATATCCGGAAAAGATAAAGTTAAAGGCATTTTGTGCATTGACCCAAATGCCTCGAGATGGCCCAATTAACTCATTTGAAATAACGCGATAGCCACCAATTTTACGCGGACGGCCACGTTGAAATCTTACCCAACGACCATCGTTGTAATACTGTTTATCAAACACAGTACCATCCCGTTGGATACCTGGCTGCGTATCGAGAGCAAAAACTTTTTGCGTCATTAAAATGTTCCACCAAGTACACCACTGCTAAAAGTTCCGGTTCCAGTAACCGATACGCCAGATGCGGCAACATTAAGTCTTTGCGTTCCTAAAATTGTTATTGCAAATTGTCCGGCGCCAGGTCGATATACGCCGGTATTAGTCTCTGAAGCAAAAGCTAAAGAAGGCGCTGAAGCAGATCCATCTCCAATAGATAGATTTGTTGTACCAGCTAAAATCGTTGAGGCATTTAACAGATTGACTGAGTCACAAAGTAAGATAACTTGCTGGCCGGCAGGAACAATAGCCGTACCGCCACCTGTTACGCCTGTTGTAAAAGTAATTGTAAAGTTAGAGCCTGTGCCATCGGTTTGGTTTGTAATGTAATAAACCTGAATAGTTTGTGGCAGCACCACAGTTACGTTGTTTGTTAACGTTCCGGTGTACTTTTGAATTACATTGGACGCCTCGGTTGGCGTTAGGGTATAAGTCCCTGTTGTAACAGCTTTTGTCAGCTGAGTAAAGTTAAACTCAGTTGATCTGCCAATACCTATTGTGTAAAAAGTAGTTCCTGATGAGACAACAAAGCAAGAATCAGAAGGCTGCAAATCAATGGTTGATGAGCCATCAATTGTTTCTCCGCCGGCCGGATCAATATTTAAAGTACCTGTGCCAGCATTTCTAATTAAGGTAAACCAATTATTGCCAAGAGTTGCAGCTGATGTTAAACTAAAAGTTCCTGCGCCACCGGTCCATGCTAAAGTTTGAGCCCGATCAGATGTCAAGACAGTGTAATTTGAGCTAATTGTACTAACTGGGTGCGATTGATTTAAAGTATTTCCTGAAGCTAAAAGACCATATCCAGCCAAAGTTGAAGCGTCTACATTAGACGTGCCTACACCAAAAGCAATAACCCCCCAAGTACCAGCTTCATCCGGATTGGTCTCAATATAGATGTATTTAGCCTCACCTGCGGCGATCGAAACGATCGTGTTTCCATCAAAGTCAGCAACTGTAAAAGTCGTGCCCCCTACATTTCGAATTAGAGCATCATTACCCACCGAGGCCTGATTGGCTGGAGGCATATCCAGGCGAAGTCCTCCGGCAGTCGCCGTAACCTCCATGATCCTGGCGGCGTAGTCATCCGTAGCGTTACCATTAATGGGCCATTCAAGCTGAAGATTGGCGGATAGAGTAATTGCCCGATACGCAACATCAGTTGGTTGAATTACGTTTCCAGTAAAAGGTGAGTTGTAACTCATTATGAATCCAATACAATAGCTTGACGATCACCAATACGAGTAATGTCTTCAGTTTTTAATACTTGTATGATTTTGTCGTATTGAGCTTGCCACATTGGAATACGCTCATCATTCTTAAGAAAAGGCATGGCTTGTAATAATGTTCCATAAAGCATGGCCTGCGGAGCATAGATTGTGAACCAATTAGTTTGATTTGAGGAATCCAAGGGCTGAATTCGCTCGTAGTAAAGCACCTCAAAATTATATGATTGCGCAGGGGTTGGCGCAACTAGCCAATGCGTGTAATCATAGTCGCAATAAAACTTAGGCACATCGGTATTAGTGGCATCCGGCCAATATTCACGAAGATACTCATATTTACGAAGCAAAACAGGCTGTCGTTGGCCTGCTACAACCACATTCATAGATACGGTTTTGTGCCATCTGGCGGGCTTATCTATAATTGGTTGTGTTGCCACCATAGTACTTTGCTGAACCGTCAGATTGCCTAAGAATTTAATCTCAGAAGCAATTACTTGTTCAGCCAACATAATGAAAGTTGGGATTTTATCTAGCGTTGCTTGATCTGTACGCTCCAAATAAGTTGAAATGTCATCAACCAAAGAGTCATACGTCATTACAGCAGCAGTAGTCATTTTTTCTTAGCAACCGCCATGTTATCAATTAAATTCGGGTAAGGTCTACCCGCCGCACGAGCTCTTGCTTTAGCTGCCGCTTTTTTCTGCGGCGACAGAGCTTTCGGTTTTCCTAGCGATTTTGGTCTCTGTTTATCCCAAACAGGTTTATCTTTTGCCATTTTACATTTCTCCCGCAAGATTGAACATTACATAAATACACGAGTACCTTGCTTGTCAATAATTAGCTTTTGCCCTTTAGGCGTTGCTTCAGGCGTGTTAGGAACGCTGATATGCGTCCACGAATCGAACTCAAGAATGATTTGATCATACGGTACTCCTTTCTCAATACACGTTTCTACAACTTGTCTTGGCGTCATGCCAGGCACTCTGATGTCAGCAGCACAACCAAGCCGATGCTGACTTGTATCCTTTGATCCTACCGCGTCATTGACCTTTTTAGACCTAAAACCGCTATTGACCATTATTGGTTTTCCACCTACCGCTTCTTTGACTTGCTGGAGCAGAGCAGCCAAGCGCTTCAAATTGTCAATCTCAGTCTCATTAGGCGTGTTATCCCAGCCGTTGCGAGCAGCAGTCTCAGAACGGGTCAGCTCTTCGAGGGTGAAGTTAGGACTTAGATTCATCCTTCTTTCCCTTCATGGCTAGAATTTTTTCTAAAGTTCTGCCACCAAAGTAGAATGACATAATTAGCATACCCCATTGGCCTAGCAGTTCTACATATTTCTCATTGACTTGAAATTGGAACCCGGAACCTACGCTAAAAATGGTGTAAACAACAAGTATGAAAATCAAAGTCATAGGGCGTATGTTTTTAGACAGCCAAGAGTCAGAGGCCATGTCAGCCTCTAGCCGTTTAGTAAGTTCTACCTGTTCTTGCACGTCAGCCTGTAGGTGAGCCAGCTCGCCCTTTTGACTTGCCTCCATCAAAGCTACCTGCGCTTGAGCTTTAGCCGCTGGATCGGGTATAACCTTATCCAGTACTTTCATTCCAACATCTAGCAAAGCGGCTATAGGAAACATGATTATCTCGCTGTTTGGATTTCGTTATCGCCTTTTCGAACAATAACTTTGTCGCCCTCAACATTTACTGACATAGGATCTCGATCAGCCATCCGATCAAGACGAGCAATAAGCTCTTTCATAATCTCAAACTCAGGTTTGTCTTGTTTTGGAGTAGCTCCGGCGATTCCGTTCATCATTGAAATTAGAGCGGTCAGAGAAGCACCCAATAAGCCCATCACTGCGGCCATTTTGCTTTCTTCAAGTTGAAGGCTAGCGGCCACCCCAATGATCACAATCAGAGTGATATAAAAGAGACCATAACGGCCGATTGACTTGCCGGCCACTTCTTTAGCCGTTTGAGTAGCCTCTAAACGATTTAATTCAGCCTTAATATCAATTTTGGCTTTTTGGAGCTCTTTGTCCATAAACATAATTAAATTCCAAAGATCTTCTTAATGAACTCAGCAGCTACACCGGGGCCAAAAAGGACCGCAACGATTGTGGCATAAAGAAGATACTCAATCTTCGTCATGCGCTTATCGCCGTCATCGAGCTGCTTGGATATATGGTCGTATCTTTGAGCGCAGACAGCCTCATGCACGGCCATTCTTGTTTCTACTGAATCCTCCATTTTGCTTCCTTAGACAACAGCCATTAACTGCTCAACCGTCGTGCAGGCGGTAATTGCTGCTTCTTTTGCGGCGCAGTCGGAGATGATCTTGGCCCGTGCGGCGGCTACATCGGCGGGGATGTCAACATTGCGCTCTGCCTTGCGGATCACCATCCAGTCGGTTTGGGC